ACAAGTTCACACGACGGCAGCCGACGGGACAGCGGAATTTTTTATTTTTCCGTTCCTTCAACCACGGAGGGGATGATATAAAAAATAATATGAAAATTCGTACTTTGTTTTTTTGATAATACGAAAATTCGTACTATCTTTGTGGTGTTCAAAAATTAAGCGCTTATGAACACTGTAGTAATGAAACTTTCGGCAGAAGAAGCTGAGTTGATCGAGGCGATTCGCAACCTACAGAATGCTTATCCAAATGGATATCCGCAATTGCTGTGGTACGCTCAAGAGCTTTTCGACCAAATGGTGGACCTTCCGAAAGAAGACTGAAAAAGTCCTGCCCTTTGGGGCAGGCATTACTACGAATAAATTTTTAAATGATTTGAATATGGAAAAGGTGGTATTGGTTCAAGAAGAAATGACTGTCAAGCAAAAGTTGCAAGACATTCTGATGGTGCTGTCATGGCGTGAAATGGCTCGCTCTTATTTTGGTAAATCAAGCGGATGGATATACCAAAAATTGGACGAATCGAACGGCAAAAAGTTCAGCGATGCCGAAAAAGAGCAGCTGCGAGGGGCTTTGGTTGATTTGGCTGACCGCATTCGCCGTGCGGCGGATACAATATAAGGCATTGCCCTGTAGCTTTGGAAACAGGCAGGGTGTTATTTCCATCCTGCTAAAAAGATAAGATATGTTATGGGCAAAATTAAAGTAAAAGTAGATTGGTGTGGCAAGAATTTCGGTGCGGTCACCGAAGAGAATGTGTTGTGCGGAATGGTTGTCACTACATCCAAAAGCTATGAGGGGCTCATGGATGAACTGGCTGTTGCGGTTCGTGAGCATATTGAAGGATTGGTGCAGGATGGTGAGGTGCTTCCTGATTGGCTGGTTCGAGGTGATTATGAGTTTGATGTTGAATTGGGAATGGCTGCCTTACTTCGTAAGTGCGAGCAGTTCACTTCGTTGGCTGCCATCTCACGGGCTTCGGGTATCAACCAGCAACAACTTTCACATTATGCAAGCGGTTTGCGTACTCCGCGCCAGGAGCAGCGGAAACGTATTATTGACGGTATTCATCGTATCGGTCAAGAGTTCTTATCAGTTGTGTAGTTATTGTTTGACAGCATGACAGGCAACTTGATTAGTCAGGCTCCCACGGGGTGGGAGCTTTTTTATTGGAATAAAAGTATTCTTTTGTATTGTCAGATATTATTATTATATTTGCAGTGCCCTCAAATTTAGTGACATAAATACTGGTAAAACAGGACATGAATCCCTTTTCAAGACGTAATCCGTAAAATCGGGTTAAGGTTACACTAATACCTTTGGGCGCGTTTTGATAAGGGATTCGCCATATTTGTCTGGAATGGAGAATTTTGATGTTGAAAAATTGATTAAGTAATACGATTTTCCTTTTGCTGTTTCAAATTTTATCACCATATTTGAATGCTCAAAATAAACCGATTTTTTCTATCCCTCATATCGTGTAATCTGCAAGACAGGTTCCGGGTGGTTCCGGTGAGCGCACGGTATGGGGGATAGATTGTTTAATAAAAAACACTATGGACAACATTGATTTTGTTTCGATTGATTTCGAAACAATGACTCCAGAATTAACTAGCGCTTGTTCGGTGGGACTAGTCAAGGTGATAAATTCTAAAATAACTCAAAAATTTTATTCTTTGATAAAACCGATACCAGATGGGCGTTGTGAAAGAAATACATTTGTTCATGGCCTTACTGATGAAATGGTAATGGATGCGCCAACGTTTAAGGATATATTCCCAATATTGCGTGAATTTATTGGTGATTTACCTTTAGTCTGTCATAATAGGGCTACTGATATGAATATTATCACTCGGTGTATGGATTATTATAACTTGACAGGATTGCAGACGAGTAATAATGTTGATACATTGGAATTGTTTGGCAAAAATTTGAAAGCTTGTTGTGAAGATAATGGTATTATTTTGGATAATCATCATGATGCGTTGGCGGATGCTGAAGCTTGTGCCAAATTGTACCTTTGTTATCAAGGATGTATTTGTCATGATTTAGCTCATTATAATTTGAAAGAAATTCTATCGAATGATAAAAGAGACCGTAAATATCAACATGATACGTTGATACCTTTATCAGAAGAGGATATAGAGAATAAAGATACTATTTTTTACAGGAAAAAAGTAGTAATAACGGGAACTTTTGAAACTTATCCGAATAGGAATGATCTTGGTGCTATTTTAAAAGAATTTGGTGCTGATTTAGATACTTCCATTTCAGGTAAAACAAATATTGTGATTGTAGGAAAAGGGGCTGGTCCTTCCAAATTAGATAAAATACAGAAATTGAATACTCAAGGTAAAAATATACGTTTAATTTATGAATCAGAACTATGTTCTATAATGAAAGAACTTATTAAAGAATAATTATGGCAATAAAAACAATGATAAACTTAACGTATGAAGCGTTAGAGTTTAAGATATTCATGGACAGTTGGGATATCAATTTTTATGGAAAAGAGATTTTCATTTCAGCAGGTTTAGCTGGAAAGAAAGATATTTTTATGCAGATGTTGGGTAATGTAGGTGGATACGCTCGTTTGGTAGATTTTGATAAGGACATTACGATTGTTATTTTATCAGATAATATGATGCAGCGTTTTAAACAGGGTGATAAAGATGCATTCATACAGATGATAGAGGATAAAATTAATGCAAGTAATACTCCTTATCGAAAGCTAAAATTTACGACAGAAGAACGAGTACTTGATTATATGGATTCACGTGCAAGAGGACATGTGTTGCAGAATAAAAAAGATCTGAAAGATAAGAAGAATTCAGCTGATTTGAATGAACGTATTCAGGCGGCTATAGATCGTGATGAATTAATGCTGGATATGGTAAAACGATATAAAGAATCGACTAAAATCCCACAACAGCAGGATTTATTTTAAATAAAGTTTGGCACTCTCGAATATAATTCTCATATTTGCAGTGCCAAATATCTCATAGAATGTTTTCTATGTCGCAGAGCGCGGTTAATGCTCATATTTTGATGGGCTTTTTTTATGCCCAATAATTAGGATATTGTAGAAGTCGCAACTTGTTTGCAACAATCTACGGCTGTCTTTCCCACATTACTTTAATGCTCCGGCATAGAGACTAATGAGATGTTTGGCGACACGGGAAATGGCAGCCGTTCTTTTTCTGCCTATAACGCCAAACATCTCATTAATATGAAACAAACAGTTTCAATTCCTGCTACCGACATAAATGTCGTAAGCAAATCGTCAGTCCTAACTATGTGGCTGAACCTTGAGAATCAATTATTTTCTTCCGTACTTGAAGAATCAGTGTCTAACCGTCAGGTGTGCCTTATGGCTCATGCCTCCTTGGCTTTTTCTGCATTGGTATGTGCAGCATTCGTGTCGGCTGTTCCTGCATTGCTTTGCCTGGCTTGGTTTGTTGTGTCGTTACATCTTTGCAAGAAAGGAGGGCTGAGATGAAATTCTTTATTGATAATCCTAAAACTTACCTGTCTGTCAACAATAAAGGCAGGGCTATGAACCAATGGATTTCCACTTTTGCTCATGCCTTGATTCCTGATGAACTGTCACGTGATGCCTTTATTGAGGCTGTTCGTGCCAAAGCGTCCATGTTGGATGAAGAGTTTCCAAGAACCAAACCGCTTCATGTGGATGTTTTAAGAGGTAATTACATACAGATCTCAGTTTATCCCGAAAAGAATCAATTTAATACAGTTTTTATAGTTAATATTTATCCAGTACGCGGCGAGTTCCGCTTCTGTGAAGCTTCAAACCCGAATATGCTGGAAGGAGGTTTGCGATGAATGACGAATTTTCAATAATGAAGACTGTCGAGATAGGTAGTGACGGTAATAAAGAAGTCAAATTCCATTTATTTGCTCAAAATTATGGAGATATATCCGAAATAAATCATGAACAATTAATCCGATTAGATGCGTTTTTGCATGACTATGTTATAAAGGAGGTGAAGCATGAAAAATAATTCTACTCCCAATCAATCTCGTGTAGAGAAATATGTATTGATTGAATATCTGATGGCGTTTCTTCCGGCTGATCAACCCGATGGTGATGGTGTGTTGTTGAAAAGCACACAAGATATTCAAGATGATTTGTCTGATATGGTGGAGTTGTCCTTGAATGATATTGCATCTACGATGCGTGATACGGGCTATCATATTCATATAGACAGTGACAATCGTCCCAAATGGATGATGATGCGTCGATAAGAAACATTTTTTTATACATTTTACATAGAGGACATTCTGTTGCGAAACAGGGTGTCCTTGTCTTTTATTGCCCGTGGTATTTGCCTTATTTTTGAAATAAAAAAGGTTATATGATAGTTTTAGTAAAGGATATCCCGGCCTATGCCTTCAGTTCCGGACTGAACGAGCTGGTGTTCGCTACGGATCAGAATAAGGCTGTTTTCTCATTGACGGTCGGAGAAAAAGAGATTCTGTCCGAAACTTACATTCCGGATACTTCCGGCCGGATAACCATCAATGATTTGCAGGGCTTGATAGAACCGTATTTGGCAACAAACCTGATAGAACGGTGCAGTTATCGGATAACGGACGGATCATCCGAACAGAATAAAAACTTTACGGTGCAGTTCTGTGCTGCCGAGTCCTCCATGCCGGCTGCGGATTTTATGGCGGGCTATTTTCTGTCCACGCTGATGGGAGAGAAGATTACGGCGATAGGGCGCAAGGAGTTCGTGCATCTGGTCACGACTGAGGCATGTCCTGTGACCGCTACCTGTGTCTATTACCGGGACGAAGACGGTTTGTCTACCCGTGAGGTGAGTTTGCGGCAGGTGACAGATACGGACAAGATCGTTACGGTAGAAGTTTCTCCCGAATTGTTGGTCAAACCGGGCTTCGAGCTGGTGCGTTATATCATTCATGCCGGAGTACGGACGCAGACCTTCTTACTCGATCCTGATGCGCCCGATGTCGCTCCGGTTCTGTTGTTCACCAATTCTTTCGGGTGCCAGGAGACGGTTTACTGTACCGGAACTCATGCGTTGGAGCCGGAATACGCCCGGTCCACCGCTTACACTAATGGCATGTTCCGTAATTATCGGATTGATGAGACCAAGGTGTTCAAGGCCAATACGGGTGTGTTGACACATGAGATGGCGTTGTGGCTTGATGATTTGTTCCGGTCTAAAGAGATTTATCTGCTGGACGGTACGACAGTGGGCAAGGAGGTTACCATCACCGAGTCGGAATCGAAGCGCAGCAACGATCCGGATCATTTGCCGTTCTTTACATTCTCTTATCGGTATGCGCAGCGTAATCACAATATCTTGCAGTTGCCGCGTGCCGGACGTGTGTTTGATAATACATTTGATTATACGTTTGAGTGATATGGGCATAAAGGTAATACATAGGCTTGATGCCATCCGGCTGCTGGAATCCGGACAGCCGGTTGATTTGCGTGTCTGGAAATTGTCCACAGGTGACATCATTGAGTACAAGGGGGTGATCTGTATCGGTTCCCATTGGCGGGGAGGCACGCATCTGGTCAAGTGTCCCAAATCCGGACTGCCGCGCAGGTTACGTGATATCACATTGTTTTCAATTAATGGTATGGAGGTTTATTTATGAAAAATAAGACAAACAGCAGGGTGCGGCTGGACTATATCCCTTCAGGCGTGTTTGAGGTGGGTAAATCCGGCGTGCAGGCATCCATGGAGACGGTCGAGGACAGTTCGGCGGTTTTTGACGAGGATGGCGAAGATGTGTCCTCGACGACGTTGCCGGGGGCGAAAGGTTATAAATACGTGAACTGGGGCGCTGACAACAGGCTACCGTATGAGCTGATCAGGTTGATAGGGGTTGACGAGGTGATGTCTCAGAACAAGTTGTTTAATGTGCTTACTTGTTACGGTGCCGGGCAGAAGTATAATGACTATGATACGGGCAGACCGACTGTTGATAAGGAAATTAAAAAATGGATGCTGCATAACAGTATACCTTCCTTCATGCTTGAACAGGCGACAGATATGAAGTATTATTTTTTCTGTGTGTCGGTGATCATACTGTCTGTTGACGGTTCCCGGATTGTCAGGCTCCGGCACAAGGAGGCCTGTTATTGCCGGTTCGAAAAGGCGGATGACAAGGGGCGTATCAATCATGTTTTCTATGGCAACTTCCGGAAGTCGGCCTTGCGTGAGGATGAGATCGAGGTGCTGCCGCTGCTTGACGAAAAAGACCCGTTGGGTGATCTGGAGGTTCGGATGGGGCGTGCGCCCGGCAAGGACGGAAAAAAGTCCATACCCACCAAAGACCGCAAGTTTGCCATTCTGGTCCGTTTTCCGACACCCGGCTGCCGATACTATCCGTTACCCAACTATACTTCTATTTTTCGAGGCGACTGGTTTGACATCAAGCGGTTGATCGGTAAGGGGAAAAAAGCCAAGCTGAAGAATCATGCGACGGTTAAGTACCAGGTTGAAGTCCACAAGGATTTTTGGTCCAATCTGTTGGCTGAAGAGCACATAACCGAGCCTGTAAAGCAGCTGGAGCGCATTAAGAAAGAAAAAGAGAATATTAAAAATTTTGTGTCCGGCATCGAGAATTCCGGCAAGGTCTGGATTACCGGTTATTACATCGATCCTAACGGCAAGGAGAACCGTATGGTGCGTATCAATGTGATTGATACGACTAAAGAGGGTGGCGACTGGTCTGAAGACATTCAAGAGGCGTCCAATATTACCTGTTATGGTGATAATATTCATCCCAATCTGGTGGGGGCCACTCCGGGCAAGTCACAGTCCAATAACTCCGGATCTGACAAGCGCGAGCTGTTTACTCTCAAGCAGTCGCTTGAGATTGCCTTTCATGATCTGATGTACATGCCGCATAATGTGGTGATTCATTATAACGGATGGGGTGAGAAGGTCTATCCGGATGTGCCGATGATCCTGCTCACGACACTGGATCAGAATACCGATGCCAAATCAACGACTGCTAACCGGATAAACCATAATAACGATGAAGATGAAAATTGATAAACAGACTTTTGAGAAGGTCGTTTTTGCAGCCGCTTCGGCAAACGTGTATGTGTTTGATGCGATACAAGATCGGTTTGAACAGGCTGAACATAAGCTCTTCGGCACGGTGCTGGGGAGTGATACGGATGTGGATACGCTGCCCGTTAAAGAAGATGTGTGCCGTTATATCTGTCTTGATGCGTTTTATCAGGCGATCCCGGGGCTGGATCTGATACTGACGGATACGGGGTTCGGTATTGTCAATAACCAGAATATATCTCCGGCATCACGTGACCGGGTTGAATCGTTACGCGTGCAGATACAGCGTGAGGCGGATTATGCGCTGGACTGTATTATTGAGGGCATGACAGGTGATGACGCTTGGTCTTCCTCAGTTTGTGCCCGGTTGGTGATCAGTTCCCTTTACTATACCGGTGCCCATGTGCGTGATTTTGCAGGCCGACCGACAGCCATCCGTACTGATCTGCTCGAACTTCGTCCGCAAATCAGCGAGGCTGAAGAATATATCCGGCGCGAGATATCCGCAGTTTTATTTGATCATTTGCTTGAACAAATCCGGCATAAGTCTCTGGCTGAAGCCGAGATACCGTTGGTTTGTGCGCTCCGTAGGGCGATAGGGTTTTGGATCAACAAGCAGTTGCCGGCATTCCGTGTGGAACTGGCGAATGTGGTTAACTTGTTGGAGAGGTGTCCGGACGATTTTCCGGCGTATAAGGATAGCGATGCGTATAAGGTAAAACATTTTGAATACTATAAAAATGAAAAAGAAGATACCTGCTACTTTTGGGGATAGGTTGATCAACTTCCATCTGCCGGATGCATGGCACAAGCTGGAGCAATGGCAGTTGCGCTATGTGTGTTATATCATGACCCGTTTTGATCCGGTCACGGCAAAGACATACATCTTTGTCCGGCTGCTGGGGATCACTGTATTGCGCAGACAGGAGGACGGGTGGGTTTGTTCTGTTCGCAACGGATGGAAAAAGGTTCGGTTCTTTGTTCATTCGTGGCAGGTACAGTGTTTCCTGCACACGCTGGACTTTATCGAGCGTCCGGGTGATATGCCTTTCTGTTTGTGGCGGATCGGCAGGTTCCGGTCGGTGGATGCCCGGTTGCATGATGTTCCGTTTAAGGAGTATGTCAGTATTGAGAATTATTATCAGGGCTTTTTACACACGCGCGATAACGCTCTTCTGCGTTCCATGGCAATTTTGTTGTACGTGGATCGCAAAGGGCGGCATCCCCGCCGGTTCAATCCTTCGGAAGAAGAACTGCTGTCCGTGTTTTTGTGGATTGCATCGGTTAAGAATCATTTTACAAAATGCTTTCCCTATCTGTTCCGTCCTCCGGAACAACTGGAGGGTGAAGCCTTTAATATGCTTGAACTCGTCAATGCGGAGATTCGGGCATTGACAGGCGGGGATATCACAAAGGAGAGAGAAGTATTGCAGATGGATTGCTGGCGGGCGTTGACCGAACTGAATGAGAAGGCCCGCGAGGCACAGGAGTTACAACAGAGATATGGATGCAAATAATTTATTCGATGCGCTGTCCTATTTTAAAGGAATGTGCAAAAAAAACAAATTGGCCAAGGCTCATGCTTTTTATCCGTGTGTCTGTTCCGGTATCAACTCGCTTGAAGAGGTTCTTCAGAATCTTCGGCGCGAATCCGCGTTTTTCGCGGTAGATGATACGAATGACGGAGTGACCGAGAAGCGTTCCGGAGGATATTTTAAAAAACGTACTTTTACCGTGTTTCTCATGATGCGGTACCGTATCAGTGATATGGCGGAACGCCAAGCGGCACTGGAGGTGTGC